CTCCACCCCCTTGATACCTCCTTAGCGAGGCCGCGGTTAATAAACTATCTAAGTTACTTCCTTCCATTATTTACCTACTTTCTTCATTGCTGTCTTGTGAGATTGAGTAAATGTCTGCCCTTTTTTCATTGATTCTACCATTACCTTTAAGTGTTTAGCGGTATGATGAGACGCGTGACGACTCATTGCCGACTGTTGCCTCTTATTAAGCGCAGTTGTACTCACTCCCTTAACCCTAGGCATGATTACTCCTAATCAGTTTAATATTATAAATCATCGTACTCCAGCGTATTTGCTTCGGATATTGCCAACTTTTCTTATTGAGATGCATTTTCTTCAATTAGACCTGTTTCAAAGGCCTTTAGTTTATCTTTAGAGAAACCGGTGAACTCCTGTATCAGTGCTACGGAGTCTGTTTTCTTTTCGGTTGTCAATAATCCTGATATCTTCATTAGGGTCTCTAAGGCTCTAAGCTTATCCCCATCCCGGGCATCTGCCTTATCTACCACCGATTTAGCGTTTTCTAGTAAATACGTCTTGGTAATCCCCAAGTCGTCCATTAATTGTTCTACTTCTTTGTTTACCAATGTTCTTATCCTCGTTTGTCTTAATAAAGCTTTTGACCTATGTAGGGCATATCTACGGTTATTGGTCTTGTATACACCTAAGTACGCCTCTACCGGGTCTCTACCTAGTGCTATCATCTTAGCAAATAGCTTCTCCCTACTGGTAATGTACTTACTTTCCTTGTATTTGGTAAAGGTATAGATGTCTTTAGCGGGTTCTCCCTCTAATTTACAATCTTTCTTAGCGTAAGCGGTTCCCAGTAAGGTACGGACATAATCGGTATCTCCCTTGTATTTACCGCTATACATGACCGCGCGCCTTAAAATACTAAATATCTGCCCATCATCACTAATGGCCCACTCGCCTTCTTGTGCGGTACGCCAGTCTTGGTTCACTTTTTCTTTCTTACGGTGCTTTTTGAACTCTTCTTCGTTCTCGTATAAATGATAGTCCACCCCTTTGATGGTCTTAATGTACACCGGCTTAGGCCTCAGGGGTAAAATTAAAGTCGAACATATCAATGAGCATTGGAATCTCAATCTCATCAATGATGAGCAATATCTCCATCATGTACTGGTGGTCGCCTGTTTCTCTGAATTTCCTTGATAGGGATTTAAGCTTATCAATCTCAGGGGCGATGTCTAAGATAGTGTTGGATTGCATTGATTCCATGATGGTATATTACTAATATAGTATTTTTTATACAAGATAAAAAAAGTACTTGACAGTTATAGGTTAAAACTAATAAATTGAATTGTCGGTTGAGACGAGAATAATATTACTATAGTATTAATATATTAATATATTATAATATTAATAATACTAATAATATTAAATACTATTAATACTATTATAGTATAATAGTACTATATTATAATATTACCCGCGATAGTAAGAATAGTACCCGCGCTGACAATCCTACCAAAACTTCCAAAAAATTTCTAAAAAATAATATTAATATGTGTGTTCTTCTTTTAATTATCGGGTACGCCCCCCCATTCGCTTTCAGGTTGAAAAAATCGAGGTTGAAAAAGTGGATTCCAGTCTGGCCAGATTGTGAAATCTGGTTCAGGTTCCAGATTATTTCTCGAGGGTAAACAAAAAAAGATGGAACTTTATTGCCCGTCTATAGTATTAAGGGTAGTACAGTTCTTTGAAAATGTGAGCCCTCTGTTGTGGAGGCGGAGTCGTCCCAAGGGACAGCGATTCGACAGCCGTCTATTTAGGCGGCATCCTTGTAAATAATCTAAAACAATAACCGCTCTTTATAGAGCAAGGAGTAAATATAATATGTCTACTTTTGACAGTTCAAATGAGATTGTACAATCTAGTAATGGTATCCTAAATGGAGTAAATCACATAGACGGGATAGTTCCTGATTTAACTAATGGATTTCAGAATCTAGCTAATGTTATAGAATCTGATGATATTACAGAATCTGATACAATTCCTCAAAATGTTAACGGCGGAACCTATGACCCATTTACCAAGATTGAGATTAAGAGATTGTACAATAACGATGGGTATAGCTCCAATTCCAAGAATATCAGAGTGGAACGTACAAATGGTGAATATCTTGAGGCGGGTACAGTAGGCCCAAACTACCTACTTATTCCGAATCAGGAAGTACATGACATATGCTCTGAAATACGCACTGAATCAGGTATGGATTGGAACCATAATAGAATATTCTTTGATGGTAAGAAATGCAGGAACGTATACCGTACTGAGTCTTTACAGAAGACTTTAGACAATGGCGACGTTGCTTATCTTACATTTACTGAGATGAATAGCTACGACGGTTCAGGCCCAGCAGGGTTTAGAGTTGATTTTATGATTCTAGTCTGTAAAAATGGTATGGTATCTCCAAAGTATGGGTGGGACTCAAAGTTTCGTCACTCAGTTGCTAATGGAGATTGGCAGGAGCAAATTAGGGCTGGAGCTATGGCCTTGACGGGTCAAAAAAGTGAACTTAAATTGAACACTTTTGTTGAAGCTTGTAACAGATTACACAATCCACTTAGCATGGAGAATCTAAGCGAAATTAGGAAAGTTTATATTCCAAAGCTTCCTAATCTAAGGTATGGTGAAATATTAACGGAATACCACGCTAAGGAAGGTTCCACAATGTGGGACTTAATGCAGGCAGGCACCAGCACACTATGGCACCGCGACAAAATGACTAATGCTGACTTTACTAATAACTCAGTATTTGTAGATGGATTACTAAAATACGGTGATGACAGGAATACAGTCTTAACCGCATAACCCTAACTAAACCTAAAATGAGCCCTAGTTTATCTAGGGCTCAGAAGGGATTAAATTAAACAAGGAAAAAGGGCGTCTGGTAAAACAGGCGTCTTTTTTTTTGTATAAAATTTATCTTATACAATCCATTCACGTATGTAGTTCTATTTTTTTTATATAAAACCATTCACGTAGGTAATTCACGTAAGTAGTACAATCTATTTTTATTATGTAATTCACGTAGGTAGTTAGATTTCACACTATTATTATTTTATATAATCAATTCACGTACGTAATTACGGCTATATCGTGAAATATGGGTTATATTGTGAAATATAGGGCAGTTTGGGTAATATTATTAATATTATGTATTATATATATATATTATAAAGTATAGTAAGTATTACTATTAATATTAATATATACTATATAGGGATACACACTAATTCAAACAGGGTGCGAAACTTTTTTAATATTTTATGGAACTTTATAATTCTTTCTGCGTATATTAGTTTAGAAACAGCAAATAAAAAGGGATTTAATTATGAAACGTAACTGCAAATATATTATTGGAAAAAGTCAAATTGAAACTATGAAGGGTATAATGATTTTACGAGCGATAGAGGATGAGAACAAGATGAGTAAATCGTACACCAACCCTAACCACGACTGTTACACCTACGGAAACGGGAACGCGTACTATTGGACAATGGCAAATAAAAAAGAAATGGGAACTTTTTAAAACCTTAAGCATTAAACAACTAAAACCAAAAAGGAAAACCTAATGAAACTATACGTAACTGAATCAATGTTTATAGACGCTTTTAAACAGAGCGATACAAGAAAAAATCAATTTTCATACGAAGGATTACAAGCCTTGTTTGAATACTTTGAGGAATACGAGGATAGTACAGGCGAAACCATAGACTTTGATATGATAGCCATCTGTTGTGAATATACAGAGTACGACAGCCTAAAAAGATATAATGATGAATACAGAAAGGAATGTAAAGAAATAGACGAAATTGCAGAAGATACTGAATTAATTAAAATTGATGATGAGCGATTTATCATATTACAATATTAAAAACAATTAGGAGATATAAATATATTATGAAATACAGCTTAAATTTGGTAATCAATGGTACAGGTGGACATAGTACAGGTTCGATTCCTGTTTTAAGCTCTAAGGCATCAATAAGAGCCTTAAACGATAAACCTAAACAAATAAAAGGATAATAATAATGACACTTACA